CAAAGACTACCCTGGTCCGCGGGTGCAGCTCCCGAAGGAGGCGCGGCACCAGGAGGAAAGCGCGATCCGGAGAAGGACCGTCTTAGATTGATAGTGCAGTACAACCATGGCTTAGGGGCTCACCCGAGGAATATGGGTGGTCTTTATATCACCATGGAGGAGTGGGCAGAGGGTTCTAACTAACTAAGCGTGCCGAAGCACTGTGTTCCCTAACTATCAGGCTGCTAGCAGGTTAAGCCAGCGGAGTTGGAGGTAAGAGTAAGGAAGGAAGTTGGGGGCGAACCCAGACTTGAGACACTGCTCGCGCACTTTCATGCACCAGGCAGCGTACGTCTTGGGTCCACTGTGGAAGGCGAGGTGACAAAGGGAGGTCACCACGTCCTGGAAATCTCCATCACGCAACCACATCACCGATTGTTCGTACGTGTCAGGATCCATCACTGGGTGAATGTAGATGGGCCTAACATCGTCCGGAACGAACCAGCGCTTGAGGAAGGTGACTTCATAGATCGTGGACGTGGGGGGGAAGTCCTGTCCTTTGTTTGCGGGAGTCACCACCAGGGGAGTGTGCTTCTGGTAGAACTCTCGCAGGAAGGAAGGGTGGATGGGGGGTTCCGTCGCGTAGATGACGTCGTCACCGTACGCGAGGATATGGAAACGAGAGGGAGAGAAATCAGGGTGTTGGATGAGGGCTGAGAGGACACAGATGTTGTTAATGATGGTGTTGAGGATGGAGGTGGCCACACAACCGGACGGGTTCCCCCCGATCATGTCGTACATATGGTTGCCATAAATGTGGTGTGAATGGCGGATGGAATGGATGTAGCGACCGACGCGGGGGTCTCCGGTGATGCGGGTGAGGTGTTCAGCAACAAGAGAGAAGACAGCAGAGGGGAGGGTAGCATCAAAACACTTGTAGTCCAGATCGTATACCTGGGAGAACTCACTAAAGGCGTAGAAGAAGGAAGTCCAGTGGACGTCTGGGTTGCACCCGACAGCACTACCGTGCTCGCCGGGACGCCCCTGCATGTAGTCTATGAGACCA